TCAACGACAAAAGCTTCATATTTGCCCTCCCATCGGTTCGCCTGCCATTTGTAGAATCCAGCCGTTGCAGAAAGCACAGCAATCGTCGCCGCGAAGGCAACAAGCCTCCAGTTGTTAAGCAGTAGCAGCAGCATCGGCGTTCCTCACTTGGATATAAACGTCATCCCCCGCCTGTAGCGCCTCGTCAATGATCCCGTTCAGCTTGGCGAAGGCTCCACGGCTATCAGAGATAGACTCGCCGTCGTTGTTCACGAAGTTCCCCGGCAGGATGCAGCCGGAGGTATCGGCGTTCGTGTTCCCAGGATGGATTCTGATTCCGCCAAAGCCGGGGACCATGTTCAGAAGGGGCAGAGCCTTACCGAACCTATCCGAGTGCGTAACCGTGATCCTGTAGCGGCCTTGAGGAATCGCAGTCTCGCCGGGAATCTTCCATTGGCTAACCGGGACATGCGGCATTTCCCTGACCACATCCTCCAGAGAGAAGCAGACAAACTCCCCGTCTTCCTTGTAAATCTCCCCGATGGTGCATTTGGTGGTGGACGGTCTACGTCTCAAAATCAGTTCCAGCCGATCACTCACGAATCAACCCCCTTCGGAGCCTTCCTCGTCTCCACGCAGGACATGGCGTATTCCAGAACCTTGATTTCCGCGCTCGCGTTGTTCGCCTTGATCTTCTCCCGCATAGACTCCATGCCCTTGGAACACTCGTCGTAAGAGTCGAAGCGCACCCCCAATGTCCCGGAGGAACCGTCGCTAAACAGCATCGCCATCAGGAGCAGGATCGTCATGTAATGTCCTCGCTTGGACTACGCCTTCTGGAGTGATTTCAAACATCACGCTAAAGTCAACGTCGAACAGGTCCGTTACGTCTATCTCTTCGCCGTCGAGAATCAGCGTGTTCACGAATACCTCTTTTGCAGGAACTTCAACGAAACGCACATGAGGTCATAACGCCCGTCCTCGACCTCGTGTTTCATGATGATTTGCCGTGGGGCTGAATTCCCCTGCGGGCCTAGATATTCTTCGTCGTGGAGGTAGCAGGTTCCGCAGAAAAGGCCGATGCGCTGCGTCTGAGGGTGATAGGCCGCGTCCATCTTCTGAACGTGGCCCATCGTCGCGGAACCACCCCGAGCCTTCAGGAGGGCCGCAGCAGACGAGACAGGGCGACCCATCCCGCCGCTAATGAAGTAGTGGGAGTATTGGACGCCATCCAGATTCAGGACTTCCAGGAACGGGTGCGTAACCCATCCCCGCCTCTCAAAGTCCAGATCGTCTAGGGTCAGCTTTCCATGCAGGGCCGGGTCTATGTCCGTCGCCCGGATGATTCGCTGTTCGTGATTCCCGAAGGTCAAATGCTTTTCTGGGTTGTATGGATCGTTCGGATGCGTCCTGTTGTAATCCTCAATCGTCTTTTCAAAGAGGTCTAGGGACGCATTGGCGGAATCAATGTCGCTCGTGTATCTCCGGCCCTCATAGCACCGCTTCCCCTTGTCGTATGAGGAAAGGGAGTGCATGTCCGCCCAATCGCCTATCTGGATGATTACGTCCGGGCGCTTGTCTAACGCATAGTTCGCCATCCAGCGGAAGTGATTGATTGGCACCCCCGGCTTTACCTGCGTGTCGGGAATGACCATGTGCGACCGGCCTAGCTTCTCCCGCTTGGACACTTGAGGTCCGGGCCTTACCACCTTCGGAACTACGCCTATCGACTTCGCCCGCAGTAGCCTTGAGCGGAAGGTGTTTCTATTAACGCCGATTGCCGCCGCCGCCCTCTTCTGCTCGCCGTAGATTTCAAGAGCGTCTATCGCCTGCTGCATCAGTTCCAACTCAAGCGGAGGTGTCGGCATCTACTTCCTTTTCCGTAGATAGCTAACAAGGCGGTCGTTATCCTTCAGGATTCCCAAGAAGATCGTCGCCAGCGGCCTAACCTGCCGCTCCTGAAGGTTGATATCCGCCTCATGGGAGATTGCATGGATGATTTCGTGCAGCACCGTGTCCTGCTCCTGCTCCAGGGGTTGGGACTCCCTCACGGAGATACGCTGCTTGAACGGGTCGAATTCGCCTAGATCATCGTCATCAAGAGGCTTCCCGTTGACGTAGCCAATCCGATAGGTCTTGCCGATGATGCGAACAGCAGACGGCCTGCCTTTCAAGGGGCCTCCTAGTGGTTGACTACGGTCTCGGTCTTGAGGATTCCCACGGCTAGGCAGATGATGATTAATCCGTTAGCCGTGTATAGATGGATACCTTCGCCGTCATCACCAACACCAGCACCGACAATCTGCTCGCCAATCAAGTGCTGGACGGCTTCTTGGAGTTCCACTCGCGCACCAGAGGATGATCGGAGATACGCCCGTTCATTGACTTCACCGTGCGGTTAATGTCCTCGCAATAGGCGAGCATTTGGGACATTGCAAGACGGTCCTGAATGCGCTGATCCTCGAACTTCGGCGCGACCAGCCTGAGAAACTTCTGGCCTAGTGTCGGATTCATACAACCTTGCCCGTCTGAGCAGCTAGGAAATTGCGGATGTTGTTCAGGGCCTCCGCGATATGCTCACCGTAGGCTAGGAACTTCTCCCGGTCCTCTCTGGACTCTTTACGCAGGACGAAGATGAAATAAGCCTGTCCCGCGTTGACCATGAGAAGCAGGACGTTCACCGGGTCTTTGAAAACAGCGAGCAGGTTCCCAAGGGACGCGAGCAGAGCGTCCATTAGTTGACCGTATATGGCTGCGCTACGATCTTCCAGTTGGCCGAGGTGATCGTCGCCAGCGCCCTGGTGCTCTTGTTAATCACCCTCACGCCAACCGAAACATGAGTTGTAATCACAAGGTTCGTCGCATCTGCGGCAACCGAATAGCCGCACTCGCCGGATGCGTCGTAGTAGTTTCCCGGATACACGCGGTCCCCTGCGGTATATCCAAGTTCGCCCGTAAGACATTCGATCCAATGGATGACAAGCGTTGGGGTAGATGCGAGCCCGTGCGCTTGGGTTGTGGTCGTGTTGACCGCATAGGGATTCTTTACGCATTGCGTTCCGGCCGTAAGGGCTGGTGCGGCCCACTTCACCCCTGCAATAGCAGAGGCGTGCGCCGTGAGTACCTGACCATCCGTCCCAACAGCGACACGGGTAGCAGGGCCGGAAGTCGCCGCCGCGACAATGTCCCCCTTCGTGGTCATCAGCTTTTCGACAGGGGTTGAAACAGCGGGCAGGTAATAGGCGCAGCGCCAGTTACCCGAACCTTCCGAAACCACCAGCATCAGATCACCAGCAGCCGCCGTGATATTCGCCGCACCGGGGAGAATCAGCGAAGTCCCGTTGTGCGTGATAACCGGGGTAGAGGCGAACTTGAGCAGGTAGGAAATACCCGCCCCCTCCGTCCCGAAGGAGGTGATGGCCGTGGCCCCGGTGATGTTGATATAAAAGCCATCCGCCGTGGCAAGGTTCACCGTGGACGCGGCGACCATATCCGAGGCTTGGGAGGCGAGGTATTGCCTTACCGTGGCCTGGATCTGCCTAAGGTTGTCGTCCAGACCCGAGCCGATAGTCGTGGACCCGCTAGGGCTATTAGAGGATGCCGTGGCGGACCACGAACGAAGTGCGCTTGCAACGTCGGCCATGCTGACCCCTTTATTTGGAGTTCTTGTTTTTGTTTACGGAAGTGCTAATCTGTGCCAATGGAGTGGTGGCAACCATTGGGGACCATCCTGGGAGTGCTGTTCTACTCCTGGCTTTTAGCGTGGGATCGCCGCCGTAGAGCCGAGGACACCACCGAAACCGGCAAGCCTGTTAAGCGCACCTACCAATTCGGGCGCTGGTTGGGCCAACGCCTGCGGAACCTGACCGGAAACAGCGTTAGCAACAGCCCGCTGATTGAGGATCGGGGAGGAAACCGCCCGAAGGACTGACAGGGCGGAAGGAACCCCCGGAATCATCCCGGCAAGGTTCAGGGCTGTAGCTGCGGTATTGGAATGATTGATCGCAGCGACTCCGGGGATGGAGTTGGCATACGCCCCGACCCGAGCCATGCGGTGCATCATGGCAATCTCTTCCTTGGTGTAGAACGCGGAAAGTTTCTCCGTCCCAAGGTCGCGCAGCACCTTCGCAAGCCTCTCCGGGGCGATTACTTTGTCCCCCGTCAGATTCTCTCCAAACGCTGCCCGTTGAATCTGCGCCCCAAGTTGCGCCCTCGCCTCTTTATAGGCTTCCGGGCTGGCCTGTTGCAGCACCTTGGCGAGCCCCTTAACTTCTGCCGCATTCCCGTTGACGATAAACCTGCGGACGAACGCATCGGGAGCCACATCGCCTTCGGAGGCCGCTTTTAGGGCAGGAATTGCGTCCTGCAACCTGAACCGCTCAGAAGCCGCCATGCGAGCCGGAGCGAATACGTCATCCGAACCGCTCTTGAGCATCGCATCCTTGACGGAATCACGCAGCCTGCCGAGCGCCTTATTGGTCGCCGCGTCAGAGCCAACATGATCGTTAATCGTCTGAAGAAGTTTGTTTGCCTCATCAAAGGTAAACATCTTCGTCTGGTTGCCAACCTTTAGAATCCCGTAGGACTCCAGCTTTTGACGAACGGCGGAAGGAACCTTGTCCGCGAAGTCATCAATAACTTTTGCGGCATCCTGGGCGAGTCCTTTAAGAGGAACTTCCAGATCCTTGCCAGCAGAATTACGGGCGTCCGTATACATCGAAGAAACGCGTCCTTTAAGGGATGCGTCTACGCCCTTCAAAGCGCCGGAGATTTTTTCTCCCGCCGTGGTTCTCTCTGACGCGCCTTCGGCAAGTTTGCCAATCCCCTGCTGTAGCTTCTGGTTCTGTAGATCAAAGGTCTGCATCAGGGGTTCGCCAACGCCAGCCACGCCACGCAGGTTTCTCTCTCTAGCGAACTGCATGGGGTCGCGGGTAATCTGCCCCTGAGTAAACGGAAGGCCGAGCGCGTCAAAATCCTGCTTACGCATGAGCGCCGCAGCGTCAAGCACCTTGCCTTGCTTCAGTGACTCGACAACCTGCTGCCTGAGCGCCATCAATTGCTTCTGCGGTAGATCATCGACCTTTTGCCCAACCTCTGCCAAAGCCTTGGCAATGATGTTGTCGGTCTCAAGGGATGCGCGTGCACCATTAACTTCAGAAGTCCCGGCAAGTTTGGTAATGGCGCGGCTGATATAAGGTGCCGCTGCCTCCATCACCTTTCCGATGGCTGGAGTAAGTACCGCGCCGGTAGCAGCGCCAACGCCTGTTTGCACGGCCTTGGCTTCCACGAAGTCCTTTTGCCCTTCCGGATCAGATACGGGCGTAAGAGCCCCGCCAAGCGCACCCAGAGCGCCGCCGGAAGCGGCCATGCGGGGGGCCGTATTAAGCGCAGCGGCGGGGAGTTTGGCGGCAAGCGCGGCATTTACCGGGCTGAACAGGTTTCCGGTAAACCGCGCAACGTCTAGACCTGGATCTTTACCGCCAGCGTTTCTAGCCGCCTCATACTGCCTTTCCGTTTCCAGCAAGCGGGCATCGGTAGGCTTGGCGCGAGGATCAGCGAAAAACCTGTCACCGATGGTCGCAAGCAAAGGGCTGTCGCTATTGCGGAGTTTTGCAGGGAGATAGTCAAGGGCGTTAGTAAGCCAGTCCGGGGCAGCGTGGGCCAGCACTTGCGCCCCCGCATCAATCGGGTCGCGCATCCCTTGAGCAACCCTCATAGGGACGCTCGCCTGTAGCTTTTGCGGAGTCGTGGGGGCGGCTGGGGTATCGGTGGGCGCAGCCTGGCCGCGAATCTGCGCGAGCCTTTCCTTGATTACGGAATCAGGAGTTCCGTCAGGAATACCCCGAAGGATAATCCCGTCCTTAGTCTGGATATCCATTTACCAATCCACCACGCGGACTTCGGGAGTAGAGCCTGCCTTTTGCTTTGCACGCTCCACGCCTTTACGGATAACGTCCTGATACTCACGCGCAGCCTTGATGAATTCGCCCTCAGATTGCGACATGCTCATGCGGGTAATGGCGTCCGTCGCCTTCTTGCCCTCAACCTCTGTAATCTGACCGCCGCCTTTGAGGCTGTTGAACGCTTGCAGGAACGCGCCGCCCTTGACCTGATCAAGAAGGGCCTGAAAGTCTGCGGCATGGGTGCCGGGGATAAACCGGAAGCCGGGTTTGTAGGTCGCGCCCACAAGGTCAGAAAAGCCGGGATGCGGGGCCTTTTCCTTTTGATCCTTGCCGAGCATCAAGCCTTTAGTCCCTATCATCTGGTCGATAAGGTCAGACGCGGTTTCTGCCGTGGCAATCGTATTAGGCAGATCGACCTGAGCCTGCGCCGCAGCGACAACGGGGATTCTCGCGCCAGCCTGAACAATCGAGGCCATGCCCGCGCCAGTGAGGCCGTTAGCCCCAGGCATAGTCTCAAAGTTGGTCCGCTGCCGCTCAAGCCCGAGCCTGCCGAAGTCGATCCCGAGGCGTGCGCGGTCGTTAGCAAGGTTCTGGCCTTGGTAGGCAGACAGGTTAGACCAGTGCCGCTCTTCCTGCGCGAGCCTAGCCATTTCACCCGGAGACATGGATTTATTTACCCCAGACCCGATTGGAAGCCCGGTTTGCGGGTTAAGAGGAACGATCCCTGAGCCGGTATCCGCAAAGTGCGCGTTAGGCGCTGATTGGGCTACCACCCTTCCGCCCTGAATGCGCTGCTGTCCGGGGGAAAGGGTAAAGCCCTCGTTTTGCGCCTTCAGGAAGCCGCTAGGATCGGCCAGGAACGCTTGGCGCTTGTCCGGGGGTAGTTGCTGCGCCAAAGCATCAATCGCTTCCTGGGCGCGTTTCTGCTGCTCCAGTTGGGATTGGATGGCCTGCCCCTGAAGGTTGCGGAGTTGAGCCTGCTGGTTCTGCATCATCGTCTGCTGGAACGTCCCCAGCCCAGCCTGCCCCGCCTGCCCGATAACCTGCCCGAGACTCACGGGCATACGGGAGGGACCAGAGGCACCTAGACCGGCGAACGCGGCGGACAGAATCCCCATCGTGCGGGGGTCCATCAGGGCGGGATAGTCCATTACTTGCCTCCGAAGATGCTATTTCCCAAGGTGTAGCCGGCCAGACCGCCACTAAGAGCGCCGCCGAGCGGCGAAGTAAAGTAGGGGTTGGTCGTGGCCTGCGGGCCGGTATAGAGGTTCTTGAACGCGAGGTTAGGCGCGAAAGCAGCACCGGCCACGTTGTTAGCGAAGCCCGGCGCGTTCTGAGCCGCGTTGAACTGATTGCCCTGCGCCGTCTGGAACGCGGAGTTGTAAAGGGGAAGCGCGGCGTTCGTAATCGCCCGCGTGTAGCCCTCTTGGAAACCGGAGTTGTTCAGCGCGTCCGGGTTCTTCCCGTACAGACTCGCGTAGTTCGCCCCCGCCTGCCCCATGAGGTCTTTCACATAGGGCTGGAACGCCGGGTTCTGGTTCGGGTCGAGATACTGACCATTGATCGTGTTCTGAAGGTAGCTTTGCGCCCCCGGAAGAAGTGAGGCACCAGCGCCCGCAGCGGCGAAGTTATTCGCCCCAGAGGTAAGGTTCATGGACTGGTAGGGCTTCAGATAGTCAGGGATATCCTGAATGCTGGTAACGGTCCCCGCAGGCTTGGAGTTGGCACCGATGCCACCGGCCAAAGCGCCGAGAGCGCCGCCGAGAAGGCCGCTACTTGAAAGCCCGTTGAACAGAGACCTAGCGGTATTGGCGTTATTCAGAATGCTGCTGAGACCACCGAGGCCGCTAGTGCCCCATTGAGTCGCGGGGATCGTCCCTCCGGACGCCGCGCCAAGATTCGACAGATCGAACATGGCGTCACCACCGCCGCCAGTAACGGCTTGGCCAAGACCTCCGGGGGCCTGATCCCACAGCACGTTAGACAGGTCGGGAGTGCCACCGCCGAAGAAGTTGCTAAGTGAATCAAGCCAAGACATACCGCCTCCGTTAGCAGCGCCAGCGGCACCGCTCAGAAAATTTCCGCCGCTCCAAACGCCCGACCCGGCCAATGCAGATTCACCCGGCGCAAGCAACGAACCGCCGCCGTTGAACAGGCCGCTAAGCCCGCCAAGGCCTCCACCGAACAAGGCATTCGCGCCAAGGGCAGACCCAAGCACGAACCCCGGCCCCTGCATGAACGAGGACAGGAACGATTCATCTGGCGCGGATTGAAACCACTGCGGAGCGCCGCTCGCGTAGTAAGTTCCGGGAACGCCGTCATAGTTGCCCTGCGTAGCACCCTGCCCGACGAAACTCCACGCCCCCTTTCCATCGCTGAACGTCTGCGGGGTCTGCGGAGCGCCAGCGGCAACAAGATTCCCGTTCTCCCCAACAACAAGATTCCCGTTGTCATCAACCATCGGGCGGTCAGGATTGAAGCCGCCGACCTGATCCATGTTCGGGACGAAGTACCGCCCGTCAGGCGTCCGCGTGTAGAACGTGTCCTTTGAAAGCGACTTGTTATAGGTGTCTCGATAAGACATTTCTTATGCCCCTGTGAGGGTTCTTATTTCTTGCCAAACCGGATTCGTCGCGTCCCCTGCGGTACAAACCCAACCGAGACGAACGTATGAGGCGGCTACGCCTGGGGCGACCGAGCCCCTGACCGTGGTGTTGGAATCCCACACCACATCACCAACATTCGCGCCCACCGACACAGGCACCGAGGTTTGCGCCTGATACCGCGCATCTATCCGCCCCTCCGAAAGGGAATCAACCTGCATCCCAAGAGCGCGGATAATTTCTGTAAGTGCGGCTTTGTTGTATTGGTCTGGAACCTTGAGAACCAGAACCGCCGACTTACTCAAGGCTTCCCTCCGTGCCTTCAATCGACAGGGCCGGAAGTTCCCAATCGCCTACCATCGTCATCATTCCCCTGTGCCAACGGGCTTCACGCATGAAATCAAACGCACCGCTAGAGGAAAGAGCCACGGCCGTATCCGAGGACAGCGAATCCCCCGGATTCATCCGGTAGTAGTGCGTCCAAGTCGCTGAAGTCGGTTTAGTAAGGAATCGAGGACGGACACGGTTCACCGTGGAAACATTTACATCGTTCCCAATGTCGCCCGTGGTAATGCTTGAATTCGTCGCCGCGCCGGTCAAGGTCTTGAGGCTGTTCCCCGTATCGAAAATCGCCGGGAAAGAAGCCGTAGACCCAGAGAAAGCGGAGTCATAGGGAAGATTCGGCAGACTGTCATAGGTAGCGTAATACCC